GCGATGCCTGGCCCGGCCCGGTCATTGGGTACCAGGACCAAACTTAAGCTTCTCGGACACATCCGAGCGTTGACGGGTCAATATTCGACCCGTCACTCGGATGCCATAAAGAATGCTTCACTGCGGTACGGCCTTGGGTCGCGTCTGGGGTCAATCGCACGCTTCATGGTGCGTTAAATAGCCGTGACCTTTGGAGCCTGGACCTTGACCAGCTTTTTCGCTAGCGCGTCCTTTTCGGCGCGACGCCGTTCAGTCAACTTGGGGCATTCGTGCACCTCAAGCTGAATGCACCGACTACAAAAGGACCCCTCACATTCCCGACACGTCATGAACCTCGGTCTGTGGCGGCACCCGTCCGTCGTCATCTCCTACTATCTCACATACAGTTTCAGTCTTAAACTGGGGGTCGAAGGGCGTGTCGTCCTCGTCGAGTGTGCACAACCCGTGGGTCCGCCCTGCACAGATTCGGTCCCACGACGCCTGCATAGCGGGCAGGTTCGTCCTGAACCATTCACGGTCCCGCGCGATGCGCACAACCACAAACTCCTCAGCCTTTGGGGGGTCCACGCTTGCCGGCCGGTACTGCACAAAGTCGCACTCCTCCAGGTCCGTCACCTCGAGCAAGAGCTGAATCTGGGGAAGGTAGTGCTTGGGCACCTTTGCCTCGATCTTGCGGGTCAGTGGGCACTTGATCTCGAGGAGCAGACCGTCCTCTGTGATGCCGTCGGCCGAGCCGCCGAGCCACGGGTACTCGCGGTGACGCACGAGCCCGATCTCGTGGGACTTGTGGCCGCAACGCTCGTCGTACAGGTCGCGCACGAAGGGCTCGAGGAGCGTGCCGTGGGCCGTCGCTGCGTTGCCACCCCACTTGGTTCGCAGGACCTTCTTCTTGACGAACGCGTCGGGCGACTCGTACCGGTTCTCACCGATGGCGCTGGCGACGTCGCTGGCCGTGATCATGTTCTCACGCAGATCTAACCATTCCTGAGTTCTTTGATCGGCGTATTCTGCCGCGAGGAGCTCACGGACCCTTTCGAGGAGCTGGGACATCTTTGTTTTTGAAGCGCGAATCCGTCTTAAGTACAATCTCAGCCGCGTTCTGTTCAGCCTGCTTCTTCGTGAGTGCAAAGCCCGAGCCACAGTCGAGCCCGTCGACCACGACCGTGATGAAGAACTGGTTGCCGGCGTGGATGCCGTCGACGCGGTACTCGGGCAGCGGGTACTTGAGCGCTTGGCACCAACGCATGAGCTGGTCCTTGTAGTTGTCATCGACGAGCGACGTGGTCACCTTGGTAAACGACTCGAGCACAAACTTCTTGGCGTGGACCATGCCCAGGTCCAAGTAGATGGCACCCACGAGCGCCTCGAACGCATCCTCCATGATGTGCTCGTTCGTGTTCCAGTTGTTCCGCTCACCCTTTTCGTCCATCAAAATGAGTTTGTCGAGACCGAGAACCTTTGAAATCTCACATAGGGTTTTGCCCCGGACCATCTTGGTGCGAGCCTTGGTTAAGAAGCCCTCCTGGTGTTCTTCGTACTGGTCGAAGAGGTGCTTCGTAATCACAAAGCCGAGGACCGAGTCCCCCATAAACTCGAGCGTTTCGTACGAACCAGTCAAACCTGAATAGCGCTTCAGGGCTGACTTGTGCGTGAAGGCGCGGCGATACAGTGTGAGGTCTTTCACTTTCGTCCCGACCAGAGCATTCACAGTTTCAAGTGATAGTTCTGGTGGAGATTCCATCGGGTCCCCTGTGGTAACAGCGACTGACCTTTTTATCTGTCACGCCTGGCCTTGACTTTACTTGTTCGGTGTGTACACGACGTGGATAATGTTGTCTGTCCGACCGACCATGGTGTATGTCCCGGGTGCGAGAGTCACTTCATGCTCATAGGGTACATTTGAAGGTGTGTACGAGTTGTGCTTTATGGAGGGGTACCTCCCCCGATTCAGCATGAGCACGTAGCCATACTGCGTAGATCCTCGTCGTGACGGACCCTGTGACCAGATGCTGGCGATGTGCTTTTTGGTCGAGAATGACCAGAAAGTCGGGACATGGTGACTTTTGTTCCGGCGGGTCGTAAAGTTGGTCAGCATAGCAATCGACTTGGGGTCGCTGCGCGCCATACCTCTGTAAAGAACGGGAACAGTCCGCGGGAACTTCTTGGCATGACGCTTCATTGCTTCAAAGTGCGCACGAATCCTCGGGGTCTCTGCATTGTTGTACGGACCGGTATACTTGGGTTTCAGCGGCCGCGTCCCGAGCATCTGATTCATCTTGGCCGACCCGCCACCCCCTGTAAAATAGGCGTACGAGCGCTTGACAGACCCCCCGAGAAGACGCCGCTTGATGATACTGGCGGCCGTCTTGGGAGACAATTGCTTCTTCCGAGGCGTATTCGTCATACTAGACACGCGTAAAATTAAAGACGGAAACAGGGTCGTTTTCGTTTTCAAAGAGATACCTATTACACGCGCGCGCCCTCTTCACTCAACTCACACTGCAGCCGCGACGGGAGCCTTGACCACCTTCGGGCGGACCTTCTTCTCCTTCGGGGGCGCGTTCGGGTCCACGGGCGCCTTGACCGCGCGCGGCTTCTTCTCCGGCGCGTTTGGGTCCTTCAGGTAGTGCGGGTTGATGTACTTCTGGATGTTCAGGAAGGTGACCTGGATACCCTCGGGTACCTGCAGCAGGTCCTTCATCGTGTCGTCCAGGCTGATATTCTGGCCCGCCTTCAGACCCTTGGCCTCCACGTACTCGTTCATCTTGCGAGTCACCTGGGACCGAGAGATCTTGTCCTCGGGGCCCAGGTTCAGGAACGCACGCAGCTTCGGGGTCACGTCCAGGGGCTTGTTGAAGCCGTTGTTCTGTGCACGGGCAGCCGCCTTCTCACCAGACGGGTCCTCAATGTGCTGGCGGATCTTGCGCACATCCTTGCGCAGCGCCTTGATCTCCTTGGCAAGCAGCTCGAGGGTAACGGGGGCGATAGTGTCAGCCATTGTACATACTCCATGGCCCAGGCCTTTAAGCCATGTCGATGAGCAACAGCGCAAACACAATCACGGCGAAAAGTAGAAATGCATTCAGGACCGCGGACCAAACCTTAAGAGGGGGTGGCGCGGGCGGGAACAGAAGTTCAGTCGCACCGGGCGTCTCTGTCGGCAAGTCACTCTGAGGCAAGTTTACATTGAAACCGTCAGGTAGAGTGATGCCCGTCGAAGCTCGCATCTCGACCCCCATACGGGGCGCATGTGCCGACCCACCCGTGCACTTGGGCACGCAACACCCCGGGTCGCACGGATACACCAGGCCGTTTTGACGGTTTATGTACCCACAGACCGTGGTATAAGGGTCCATGGGGTCAGCAAGGCACATGCAACCCTGCATCACAAACTCCTGGTTGCACGTCTGTGTCATCTAGTGTTAAAGAATATTTTTGTTTATGATACAATGGAGTACGCCAAGCCGACCAAGCTTCCAGACGGCCGCTATTTTCTGAAGATTTCGGGTGCTCGTCACCAGGTGAACAACCTCGTGCTCCAGGACCCGCTGTCGACCAAGTCTGTCAACTTCAAGATTGAGGACCCGGCGCTCTTCGCCACCATCGATGCCGAGATTGTCTCCAAGGCGAAGGAGTCCAAGGTGGAGTGGTTCGGCAAGGAGCTCAGCGACGAGACGATCACCAACGCCTTCCAGGAGAGCGTCACTGACGGCGTCTTGAACGCGTCGCTCACGACCGTCAAGGGTCAGACGGTGACGACGGCGTTCGACGTCCAGAAGAACCAGTTGGAACTTCAGGACGTCAAGGAGGGTACGCGGTGTGACGTGGTTTTCGAGCTCTCGGGTCTTTGGTTCCTCAAGAAGTCGTTCGGGCCCATCTGGCGTGTCGTCCAGGTTCGCACGCGGACCGCCGCGCGCCGCGAGCCGGTGAACCAGTATCTTTTCACGGACGACGTCGAGGCCGAGGACGCTGACGACCCAGCCGACTACCTCGACTGAAAAATAATGTGTCCCTAAATATAAATGAATCGCAAGAGCCTAGCGATCATGGTCCTGGTTGCGATCATCGCGTACCTGCTGCTGGCCCCCCAGACCAGCCGCTTTGTGGGGGGCGTGGTGCCCGCCGCCGCCTCTAACCTGACGACCCCGACTGTGTCCTCTGCCGAGTACCAGGGCGCGATGGGTGACGCGATGGCCGACGCGTCCTCTGCCAGCCTGATCCCCCGCGAGGTTGTTCAGACCGAGGACTTTGGTCAGTTTAGCCCGGACAAGATCCTGAGCGGCCAGAACTACCTGGACCCGCGCTCGCAGATTGGTTACCCGGAGACCTTGGGTGGCGTGCTGCGCAACGCGAACCGGCAGTTCCGCTCCGAGCCGATGAACCCGCGCACGCCCGTGTCCATCTTCAACCTCAGCACGATCCCGCCCGACACCATGCGCCCCAAGTTTGAGATCTCCCAGGAGTACCAGTAAGCGTGCAATTTTGAAGTAAAATTAGTCGGGTCGAAGGCGTCGTGACCCAACCAAACTGTAATCTAAACCGAGACTGGTTTACATTACCGTAAAAACGTGTTGTGTATGCGCTAAACAATAAAAGACACGCTTCTGTCCCACCTACAAACATGAGCGCCCAGCAGTACCTCTCCGACTGGAACGCCGGCCCTGCCCATGACCTTCTGATTCCACAGGGGCGGTGGTGCCACGAGTTTTTCGACAAGTGGGCGCCGTATATCGCGTCTGAAACCGGTGTGAAGATTCACGATGACGACGGGTTCACGCGTCTGGACCGCTATGCGCTCGGGCGTGTGTGCGCCCTCCGTAGCCTAAAGAAATAAGGCCCTAGTCCTACATACAATGGCCGATTTTAAGACTATTATGACCGAGTGGGTCCGCCTCAAGGCTCAGTTGGCCGCAGCACGTAAAGACCTCGGCGTTCTGAACACGCGCGAGAAGGAGCTCCGCACGTTCGTGACCCGGCACATGGCCGCCAACGAGATTGACACGGTTCGTGTCCAGGACAAGGTCAAGGTGAATCTCAAGACCAAGACGACCAAGGGTGCCGTGACCAAGGACGTCATCAAGAAGGGTCTCGGCACGTACTTTGCCGGTGACGAGGTCCGCGTCGAGGGCGCGTTCCAGGCGATCGTTGACGCCGCGCCGACCAAGGAGGTCCAGGCGGTGACCCTTACAGGCCTAAAGGGTCTGGACGTGTAACACCCAAGACACACCTCGGCAATCATGGGTGTGAACGATGAGTACTCGCGTGACGCGTACAGCTACGAGCTTGCGTACGACTCGGACGGTTCGGATGAGTTTGATCACGAGCTCGACCCCGAGGTCTGGCAGGACATGTACTCAGGTGAGCTCCTCGATGGTTGGATGCACATCCGAGAGTACCTCGAAGGCAATTACCTCCAGTGCAGGGCCGGGTTCCCTCAGTTTGTCGAGCTCGTCCTCGAGCCCAGCAAGTGGTACACGACCCAGGAGCCAGGCCAGTGGCAGCTCACGATGTGGGAGCTCATCAAGGACCTCCCAGTGGTGGGCGAGCGTCTCGACCCCCAGAACTTTTATGCCTGGACCGAAAATTATGTAGACTACTTGTAATGATTGACATTACCGGCCCCAAGGTTCTTGCCCCGGCCCTCCTGTTCGCGGTGCTGAGCCCGGGCATGCTGTTGGCCATCCCGGCCCAGTCCAGCCTGCTGGTCCAGGCCGTCGTGCACGCCGCCGTGCTCGCCCTTCTTTATTACGTCATCGCCAAGTACGTGCTCAAGGTGAGCCTGACGTCTGCTGACATGCTGATGACGGCGGTGCTGTTCGTGGTGCTGACGCCCGGCCTGCTGCTGACCCTGCCCCCGCGCTCGGGTGGCGTGTTCCGCAGCGGTCAGACCTCCGCCATGGCCGTCGGCGTGCACACCCTGGTCTACGCCGTGGCTTTCGCCATGCTGCGCACCAAGTTCGCCGCGTACTACTAGGCACTCAATTCCCTTCTAAAATTGTAGAGCGATGGTCAAGTACCTGGCTATAGGCCCGGGCGCAATGGGATACTTTTTGTTCCAGGGCGCAGTCAGTAACCTCGCGCAATCTGGTAGACTCGCAGACCTGGAAGAGATTTCAGGCGCCTCTGCGGGTGCTACTCTCGCTTTCCTGTATGTCCTCACCAAAGGAGACACAGCAAAGATGCTTGACAGTTCTTTAGATGCTCCAGTCCAACAAGCTATGAAACCGAACATCAAGTCTCTCGTGAAGAACTATGGTCTCGTCCCAAATACCAAGGTTCAAAAGGTTCTCTCCAATTTGTGTCAAAAATTAGTGGGCCAGAAGGATCTGACGTTTCAGGAGCTCTACACATGGTACCCTATCAAGCTCCACGTCGCAGCCTTTTGCGTAGAGCGCGGGTCTACCGCGTACTTTTCGGTGGACACGACGCCGACGATGAGCGTCGTCCAGGCAGTGACCGCGTCTATGTGCATCCCCTTTATGGTGGCTTGCATGAAGATCGGTGAGTGGACCTACATCGATGGAGGTGCAGCCGAGCGCAGCCCGTGTGGGCCCTTTCTGGGCCGCGGGGCGGACGTCCTCGCCATTATACTCGAGGACGGCGTCCCGCCACACATTTCTGATGTGAAAAGCTACGCCTTTGCCATGCTCTACTCGACCATGAGGTTGCGACACCAGTACCACGTGCCAACGCACGCCCTGAAAGACACGGGGTTTAACGTATTTGATTTTGAAATGTCACGAGAGACCAAGCTCCGGATGTTTCTGTCAGGATTTTCTCGGGAAATTGCATGACGATTCGTAAAAGCCACATGCGTTTCAACGCGAGCAAAGCGATCCGGGTCCGCGCCGTGCCGTCGCCCGACGTTGGGGCGGCCGGCCGGAGCAAGAAGGTGATCGGCCACCTCAAGGGGGGCATGCTCACCACGTACGGTTACCACCCGGTCGAGTCGATGACGTCGCGCCACCGCGCGCTGTCCAAGGCGATCACCCGGGGCCGCGAGAAACCCCTGGCCGTCTTCCGCCGCCTACAGGCCATCAGCCGTCTGACCAAGGGAAAGCTGCCCACGGCGTCGCGCACGTACAAGAAGGACCGCGACTGGGTCCGGTCAAAGTTCCTGTCAAAGAGCGCTTAAACGGGTGACGCGTGATGCCACCATGAGCACGTTGACCCAAGGCGCCATCGTTGCAGTTGCTGCAGCTACAGGTTCGGGAAGCGCCGTCGCCTCGCACATCGCCCTCATCGTGATCCAGACCGTCTTTGGTAAGTTTCTACTGACCCTGTTGCTGTTTTCGTGGATCCTGTCAGAGACGCTCCGGTACCGGACGCACCGCGAGCAGTGCCGGGTGTTTGAAAGGGCCCTGAGTCACCATATAAGGGAGAAAAGTACGGAACCTATAGATGATAGAGTCCCTTGCACGAGATATCTGGAAGGCCCTAGGCCCCGGGTACTCCGAGGCCGTGTATCACACAGCCTTTGAGGTGGGCCTGCGTAAGCAGGGGGTCCCATACGAAAGCGAGAGGATCATCCCCCTGTTCTACGAGGGTCTGAACGTTGGTAACGTTCGTGCCGATATCGTCGTAGATGGGACGTTTGTGATTGAGCTCAAGTCTGTTGCGCGGCTCACAGAGCCAAACAGAATTCAGATTAGAAATTACCTGACCCTTTTGGGTCTTGAATATGGGTACCTCATCAATTTCCCAACAGGGGTCGGGGCCCTCGAGTGCGAGGAGGTTCGGAACCCATCAGGGTCTCCGGCCGCTCCGGGGTGTCTACCCGGGCCAGAGAGTGACACGTCACTCGCTCCACCCCTCCCGACTCTATGAACGCCCCGGCCTTCTCCGCGCGCCTCGCGGCCGCCTGTGACGCGTTCCTGGCTGTGCCGACCGAGGGCTTCCGCGGCACACAGACTGC